TCTTTCTCTTTACAGGCGGGGCAGATATTGCCCTCTCCCTCTTGCTCGTCATATTCTCTCTCACACTCGCCGCATTTAATCTCGTTGAGCTGGTGATTAGCCCAGGGATCCGCGTCATAGTAGCTCATTGCTTCTCTGCACAATCTGGGCAGAGCTTGACGGCATAGCCGTCTACTTGTCCGGCGCATAGCTCGGCAGGATCGTAGAAGTAATCGCACCCGTAGCAAGATTCGCGGTTATTCATCATCTTCTCCCTTTCTTTCATTTTCTAGTCGCTCCGTAAGGTAATCAATAGCTACCTTGCGGGCATTCTTATAGCCGGTACCTACTACCCAACGGGGCGGAATCTCTTTGGCCTTGATTGCGTCAAGCATTGCCTGCGTACTCATTCCGCAGAATTGTAGATGATCATATTTATATGGCATTCTCTTTCTCCTTCTCTAGTAATCGGCCGTCTCTTTCGCCCTTGGCGTAGCCGTAATCGTGCCAAGCGCTCTCCAGTTGCGTCAATAGCGATCGCAATCTTTCTCTTTCTTTCGCAGGCAAGGTTGCCTTATTCGCCAGAATCGCGTCAATGTCTAGGCGGATATCGCTGCGATCTCTATTCATTGCCTTCCGCCTCTAACATCTCCGCAATCGCCTCATTTACTAAATGCGGGTTGTTGGCGTACTCTTTCAATGCGTCGCCAAGGTAATCAAGCTCTAAGTATCCAAGAGCTACACCTTGAACTAGATCCATATCCTCATAACCGATTAGGCCTAAGAATAAAGTGGCCGGTGATGGGTAGCTGTAATTGCGAGACCATTCAAAGAGCGCGGTGGTCTCTTCTGCGCCTTTGCGTGGATCCTCATAGATATCCCAAGTGCTGCGTGTTGCTGTATCCATATCTTGTCTCTTTCTCTTGTAATTGCTTGCCTGGAGCTGTTAGCTACAGGATACCGCACTCTACCGGACAAGTAGAGCGCGATATTCCGCCTCTAATCGCAATCGCGTTTGATATCTTTGCCGCAATCGACGCAGAAGATGAGAGTGCAACCGGCCCAAGCTCCGCCGTGATGGCGTAGGCAAGGGATAGACGCCTCTTCTAGCTGTAAACATTCCATTCTAGTACTCCTTTCCAGTAATCTTGCAATAGAGCCAGAAGGCTCCTTCTATGAGCTGCCATAGCGCCCAACCTGCGATCGCATAAGCTGCGAAAGTGAGCAATATGGATCCAAGATATGCGAGCTCATTCATTAGTATATCCTCTCTCTCTTGGGCATTAGCCCCCTTGCAGCACATACGGGCGATCCGCAGCTGTAGGTACGCCAGACTTCAAACCCAACGCCTGGCGAATCTTTAATGGTCACATCACGATCGCAATAGTCGCATTGCATTTAATCTTCTCTCCCGTACTCTTCAATGAAGAGGCGCTTGGCCTCTTTCACACTATACCCTATAAATCGCTTGCTTACCAGATAGCCGCCTCTTGTCGCGTAGATCGTAAACCCATCTACGCCGTGCCTTTCTATGCTTACCATTCGATATCCTTTGCAGCTTCCAGGGTGATTCGATTCAATTCGGTAAGGGCTCCATCTAACGCGTGGTATCCCTCTTTAGTTGATATGTCTAGCTTGGCGGTCTCTTGGATCCATTGATTGAATCGCTCTTGTGCGTTTGACATTATTCTTCCCCTTTGCAGCTATCTTTGCAGCAATCGCAATAACGGTTTATGTTGGCGTGGCCGCAGCTGCGGCAGATGTCTGGAGATGGCATTATTCGCCAACCCCGCAAGCCTCTAGGAATCGCAAGCGATCGAATCGGTGATTCATTGCCAAGAGCTGATCGGCTAGGCCAAGGGTGATTACATCGGCAGCCTTCTGGCCTGCCTTGTCTAGTGTCTCGCGATCTACGCGAATTGACTTTGCGATTAGCTCGTAATCTTTGCGTGTCATTGTGTCCTCTTTCTGTTAGTGGGTTATTAAGTTATGAGCTCACTCTACCGTATAGCTGCGCCCGGTCAAGCATATTTACATAACAGTTTGATAACGATTAGCTGAGAATTAGCTGAGAGCCTTGGCCTTGCTTATGTCGATATGTCGACAATTCAAAGGCAGCTAGATAGTTGAATCTTCAATCACTTTACAGCTGCGGCTCTTGATTCGGATCGCAATCGGCTAGTGAGTCGACTCTTGGATCCTGGTAAAGAGCTACAGCTGCGACCGGTTAGGGGGTCGATGGTCTGCCGGTTGGCGTGCCGGTTGGTTAGTAGCCCGCCCCACCTTACACAACAGGGCAGACAATTCCCGCCTATCTGTCTACGGTCTGCCCCGCCTGCGTCTAGCCCTGCCCTAGCCCTGCCCCGTCTCACGGAGTGAGACAGACCCCATATGCTTAATTCGCAAGCGCAGAGGGTATATACTCCCCAACAAAAAATATTTGCTAAAGTTAAAGCTGTGATCTAGCCTCTGACCTGCGGTTATATATATTGTGATACGACTCACATAGCACAATACGCAAACGGCGTCTTTTTTAGCGCCTTATATATAGTAGGGGAGTAAAGCGGGGAAGGGTCCGGTTTACGACCCAGTACGCTACGGGTGAAACCCTTCGCGTAGCCCCCTAGGGCGAAGCGAGCAGTACCACTAAATGCGGGATAGGTCTATCCAGTATTGAATCTTATATTTTGAGATTATCAGCCCAGTATTAGGAAACTCTCCAACCTAGTATAAAGGAAACATTCCGGCGGGTGAATTAAAAATTCACCTAGCAGACGACACCTCGTCAGCCCATTTCGGGCCGTTTACTATTAGGAGAATACGTGGCAGAGAATTCAGCAGATATAGCCAAGAGAATTATTCTTGGCTGTGTAGCAGAAGGTATGACCATTGACGCCGCTTGCAGCTCGGCCGGTAAGTCAATGAAAACCTATGAGTACTACCGCCGCACCGATAAGATATTTGCAGATAAGATTGATCGTACTAGGCTCGGACTGAAAGAAAAGTCCTTTGCCTCAGGGGATGTCCACGATATCGACTTCGTCGAGTTCCGTAAGCGATTCCTGCACAGCCAGACCTTTGCCCATCAGAAGAACCTCATAGATGTCATTGAGGGTCGGGAACCTAGCTGGCTCCATCCTAGTATGAAGTATGAGCCGGGGCTAGCGGCAAACCGAGTTCTGATTAACATTCCGCCAAACCACGCAAAGTCCATTACGGTCACCGTAGACTACGTAACCTGGAAGGTAGCCCAGAACCCAAACTTCCGAGTTTTGATTGTATCCCAAACGCAGCAGTTAGCTGCCGACTTTCTCTACGCCATCAAGCAGCGACTGACGCATCCTATGTATGCAGACTTGCAGAGCGCTTATGCTGCTGGCGTAGGGTTTAATTCCAAAACCGCTTCTTGGCAAGCAACCCGCGTCACCTTCGGTGATGAACTCCGTGAGTCTTCTGAAAAGGATCCGAACATCGAGGCCGTCGGTATCGGCGGTCAGATTTACGGTAAGCGTGCCGATATGATTATTGTCGATGACGCGGTCACCCTCAAGAACGCTAATGAGTTTGAGAAGCAGATACGCTGGTTAACCCAGGACGTCCGGTCCCGTCTTAACCCAACCGGTAAGTTGATTGTTATTGGTACTAGAGTTGCATCCGTTGACTTGTACCGCGAGCTTCGCTCCGAGGACCGGTACCCAGGTGGGCTAGTCCCTTGGAAGTACTTGGCTATGCCAGCCCTTCTTGAGATAGATGAGGACCCCGACAAGTGGGTTACCTTATGGCCTGCCTCAGATGCTCCATTTGACGGACAAGAAGAGACAGATAAGAACGAAGACGGTCTATATCCTCGTTGGTCTGGTCGTAACCTTTACAATGAACGCCAAGCAATGGATGCGAGTACTTGGGCGCTGGTCTACCAGCAACAGGATGTATCTGAAAACGCAGCCTTTGACCCAGTATGTGTACGTGGCTCGATTGATGGAATGCGTAAGTCCGGCAGACTTGAGCCAGGACATCCGGGCCATCCAAAAGATTTAAGTGGTTTTACTATTATCTGTGGTATGGACCCGGCCATTGTCGGTGACACCGCAGCTATCTGTTACGCCGTAGATCGCGGTAGCAACAAACGCTACATCGTAGATGCTATGAAAGTGACTCGCCCCTCACCTCAGCAGATTCGTGACATTATCCTTAACTGGACTAGCCTCTATTCACCTAGTGAGTGGATTATTGAGAAGAACGCTTTTCAGGCTTTCTTAACTCAAGACGAAGGCATCAAGCAATTCTTGGCATCTCGTGGCGTTCTACTCAAAGAACACCATACCGGTTCTAATAAGTGGGACTCAGGCTTCGGTGTTGCATCTATGGCTACCTTATTCGGTAGCAAGCAACACGATGGTAAGCACCACCGAGATAACTTAATACATCTACCTAGTGACCAGACTGAGAATGTCAAGGCTCTTATCGAGCAGTTGATTACTTGGACACCAACTACTAAGGGTAAGACCGATATGGTAATGGCACTCTGGTTCTGTGAGATTAGAGCACGTGAGATGCTCAACTACGGCCAGTACGCCACACACCACTTGAAGAATCCATTTTTAACTAGCGCTGAAAAGCGCAAACGAGTAGTCGTCAATATAGACGAGATGCTTGCTAACCAAAACAAACTGTTTGTCTAAGGAGATAACTATGGCTAAGAAGAAAGCCAAACCTTCATTAAAAGAAGGCCTTAAGGAAGATATAAAACTTATAGGAAAAGGCGCAAAAGCAGGTTTAGTAACTGTCGCCAATTTAATCCCTACCGGTAAGGCAGCAAGCACTGTTGGAAAATTTGTATCTAAAACAACAGCTGGAAAAATGGTTGCTACTGAAGGCAAGACCGTAACTCGCAAATTTACTCAAGGCAGCAAAGCAAACATTACTCAGCAAGCTCCTAAGAAATTCAAGGAAGGCGTCAAGTCTCCTGTAAAAGGAACTAAGGTAACAGTAGTAAAACAGACAAAGGGACAAACTCCTTTGCAACAAACTACTGTAACAAAGGGCAGAGTTGCTAGAGAGACTACAAAGAAAGCCGGTACTTACGCCAAAGGCGCTGTAACTGGTGCATACGTAATGGATGAGTATAACAAGTCAAAGTCTAAGAACAGAAAACCAGGTAAAAACTAATGGCAACACGCAAGCCAACATACGGAACAGGACCTGATGACATTGACATTCAGGCTACCAAGGCAGTTCGCAAGCCTCGTACAGATGTAGTAGATGCTACAGGTAAACCATTACGTGAACTGACACGAGCCGAAAAAGATGCTCAGTACAAAAAGATTAAGACAAAGTGGGAGACAGCTCGCGCTGCTACCAAAGCTAAAATTGCTGCAAATTCTAAAGTTGTTAAAAGCCGACCAGCAGGATCTACTATTCCAAAGTCAGCAAAACCAAAAATTACTAAGGCTGAAAAGCAGATTGCAGTTGAACTTTCTAAAAAGGGAATGAAGAAAGCTGCTAAGGACCAAGCAAAGGCTTTAGATAAAAAGTATCCAGGACTTTACAAGAAAAAGGCAAACTAATATGGCAATGAAGAACGTATCAGGCGGTAAGGGCAGCCCAGGAATTGCAGGCGGTACATATACACGCCCTGCTGCAAAGGTTGCTAAAGTTGCAAGCAAAGTAGCAGGTAAAGCAATGTCTGCTGTTGCAAAAAAGAAATCAGCAAAAGAAGTTGCCAACACTAAAAAAGCAGTTCGTTATGTTGTAGAAAAAGTACAACCTAAAACTATTGCTGAGAATAGTGTAAAGGTACGCAGAGGTAATCCTTCTGAAGCCAAAAGAATGAATGAGTTTAGCAACAAAAGAACACAAGATATTGCAACTGGTAAAAGAGCAAAGATGGAAGAGTCTTCAGTAAAGAATATGAAGCCAGCTAAGGTTGTAAAAATCAATTCAGGAACAACAAAGTCTTCAACTAAAAAGTAAGTAAGGAACCCCAGTGCTAACACCAAAAGAAGTTAACGCGAAGTTAGGTCGCTTGCAGACCAAGTTTGCAGCCCGCGACCAGCGTATGCGTGACGTCCTTTCGGTGCGTCAAGGAGATCTATCAAAGGTCTACCCTTCGATGTTCTCAGAGGATTACCCTAAGCCACTCGTAGCAAACTTTATTGACGTTGCTGCCCGTGACTTAGCAGAAGCAATGGCTCCACTTCCATCATTTAACTGCTCTGCGTCCAATATGGTTTCCGATACAGCCCGTCGCGCTGCTGATACTAGAACTCGTATTGCTAACTTCTATGTCGGCGTATCAGAGTTACAGCTTCAGATGTATGAAGGTGCCGACTGGTACAACACATACGGAATGATGATTGGTATGGTCGAGATGGACTACGACTCTAACAATCCACGTATGCGCCTGCTCAACCCTTGGGGTTGCTACCCAGAGATGGACCGCTTTGGCCGCGTAGTCTCTTTGACTCAGGTTCTCAATACTGACACAGAAACTCTTGCATCCCAGTACCCAGAGTTTGCAGAACAGATTTACAAGAAAAATAACTATCAGCCTGGTAACCCATACATCACTATGGTCCGTTACCACGACGCTGAGCAAGACCTTATCTTCCTACCTGAACGTCAAAACCTAACTCTTGTACGTACACCAAACCCAGTTGGCAAGTGTCTTGTACACGTTGCTATGCGCCCATCTCTTGATGGTCAAGCACGCGGTCAGTTTGATGATGTACTAGCAGTACAGCTCGCACGTGCTCGCTTTGCAATCCTACAGATTCAGGCAGCTGAAAAGTCTATCCAAGCACCTATTGCTATCCCACAGGATGTGCAGGAACTTGCTCTTGGTCCAGACTCCATTATGCGTTCATCTCAGCCACAGAACATTCGTCGTGTTGGACTAGAACTTCCACCAGGAGTATTTACAGAGTCGGGAGTACTAGAACGTGAACTACGGCTTGGCGCTCGTTACCCTGAATCACGATCCGGAAACCTCAACGCGAGTGTTATTACTGGTCGTGGAGTACAGGAACTGCAGGCTGGCTTTGATACTCAGATTAAATCCGCACAAGCGCAATTCGCCAGAATGTTTGGCGATCTTATTGGGCTATGCTTTGAAGTAGACGAAAAGTTATTCTCAAACGTACAGAAGACTATTAAGGGTTCTGAAGATGGAACACCGTATGTCTTGAAGTACACACCTTCTCGTGACATTCGTGGCGAGTACGGAGTAGAAGTACGCTACGGAATTATGTCCGGTATGGACCCATCACGTGCAATCATTGCACTTCTTCAGATGCGTTCAGACAAGTTGGTTTCACGCGACTATGTACGTCGTGAGATTCCAATGGACCTTAACGTCACACAGGAGGAACAGCGTGTTGATATTGAAGAGATGCGCGATGCTCTTCGCGTTTCTGTTGCCCAGTACGCACAAGCGATACCGGCTCTTGCGGCGCAGGGGCAAGACCCTTCTCAGATTGTCTCTCGTATCGCAGAGGTTATCAAAGGTCGCCAAAAAGGATTAGCACTAGAATCAATCGTGGAGAAGGTATTTACACCTGAACCACAGCCAGAAATGGCAACGCCACCAATGGGTGGCCCAGAACTTCCAGCAGCAGGCGCGGCCCCCGCTCCTGCCTCGCAGCAACCTCCACAAGAACAAGCTGGTCAGGCCCCTGCTGCTGGTCAAAAACCCGATATAGCGACACTACTAGCCGGTATCACCGGCGCAGCGTAACCGAAGGAGGTGCAAATATGAACAAGGGATCACACGCTCCAGCTCCAGTACAGCCAGTTAAGGTTGATACAAAGGCAGGATCAGTTAAAGGCGGCAAAGTTGAATTCGGTTATGCCGGACCAGCTCGCAAAGGCAAGAAGGCTTAATAAGTAGAAAGGCGTGCGGGATGATGGAAGACAATAAAGTACGTCCTCCCGTACGCTCTTCTCACTTTATAGTGTTGTTTGCAGAATTCGCATATAACCTAGCAAGTTCAGTAGCAACTTTTTTTGAATCAATATTAGAATTAAGCATCTATAATTACAACCGCAAGAGCGAAGAGTCTCAGGCGTGGGAACAGATGACACAAGACCTAGAGACTTTAGAGGAGGACAGATGACAACAGCGCCAATGAATCCATTAGCGGGTCCTTCCGGTCCAGGCAAGTTTTCAACTCGTACCGATAAACTCGATATGGGTTCAACCTCATACGGAGAAGGTCAAGAAACTGCGGCTATTAAGTCCGGTGCTACTCTTGCTACTACTCCTGATGTAAAGGGAACGCCAGCATCTGCTGTGCGTCAAGCAGCGCTTACTCCGCTATATGCTCCAACAGAGCGCCCAGATGTACCTGTTACAGAAGGTATTGATATGGGGCCAGGTGCAGGATCAGAAGCACTTGCTATGCGTAAGGAAGACGACACTAATTTTAGAGCAGCTATTGCTGATTACAAGCCAGTATTAAATTTTATTGCAGACCAGCCAAATACCTCACCAGAAACACGTGCAGCTATTAGGCAGTTATGGGATAATCTGTGAGTATATGGAACAGAATTGGTGATGTAGCAACTACTGCAGTAAAGAACACTGCTAAATTTGGCGGTGAAATTCTTGAAGCAACAGGAAGTGCTGCACGTTTTGCTTGGGATGTAGGAACTGCGCCTTGGAATGGTGCAGAAGAATACAACGGTTTTATTCAACCATTTAAAACTGCTGCAGAAAAAGAAGGCAAAGATATTATCAAGCCTTTAGCATCTGCTGCAGGCGCTATTATGAAGGTACCTGGCGTACAGCCAGCACTTGAGCGTATTGGTTATATCAACCAAGAGTACATTCGTGAGCCACTTACTACTGTTGCACTAGCAGTTGGTGAGATTAACAAGCGCGGTGTTACCGGTGAAGGTCCACTTATTGCTGAACTTGGCTACTTTGACCCTAACTTATGGCGTAAAGCCTATAAAGGCGCTCAAGAAATTTCATTTGGTCAGGCAGTAGTGGGCGCAGGGCGCTCAGTGTATGACCCAAAGTTTAATATCTACGATCCAGCACAGCGTGATGCAGCATTTAAGAAGAGTGCTTGGGGCAAAGCCTCATCAGGTGGCGTTGATTTACTAGCACAGTTCTTTGGTGATGTAACTCTTGCTGGTGGTAAGGTTGCAAAGGTAGCAAAGGCCAGCGAATTAGGCGTGGGACTACTTAAAAATTCAGATGTTGTAGCAAAGGCAGCTGAAGATATTACTAAGGCTCAGTTTGGCGTTAATAATCGCTTCAGTAAAGTACTAGATGACTTTACTAAGAATGATTCCTTGTACGCTTTAAACCATCCAATGGTTAAGTCTTCTTCACAGCCAGGACTATTAGCGCATTTACTAGGTGATTCTGTAGACCGCGATGAAACAGCAATGATTCTACGTTCTGCACTAGGTGATCCTGCAGCAATGGATGAACTTCGTTTGCAGCGTGCATATATTACAGACGCATTAGAGGCTGCTCGCGGAGATTTATCCGCAGTAGATGAATTTAAGTTATTTGCTGCCCCAGACGGTAGTGGAATGCTACCTTTCTTAAACGATAATCCTACTATTATTAAACAAGCGCAGGATAACTACTCATCTTTAATTGCATCTGATAAGTATTTTGCTAAGTTAATGCAGGTTGGTGAAGGCGGTGGTTCACTTACACGCACAACTGGTAAGGGACTACAGCAGGCAGAAGATTTCGTAGCAACAGCTCGTGCTATTAAGTTCTACGACCAAACAGTAGGCGCAGCTAAACTTGAAGTTTACCAGCCAACTCCATTTCACCGTTTATATCAGAAAATCTCTTGGAGCCAAGGGGAACGTCCAGCAGGACTTGTAGACTTTAATGACCCAGATTCATATAGAGAAGTCGTTGCAACACTTGAGCGCTTGCGCCCAACATCTGCTATTAAAGGAACACCATCTACTGTAAAAAGAGTTGGACTTTTTACCGATGAACAGGCAAACGGTCTTCTTAATAGCTATATTGCTGCAGCAACTCCTGAGCAAAGATTTATTGCTACCCAAAATATTGAAGAGACTGCAGTAAGAGCGTTAGCTGCCAAGTATAAGATTACAGAAGAAGCAATCAACGACATCTATAACGATTACAAAGGTGCTCGTACATCCGCTTTGAAGTCAATCCAAGATCGTGGATTTATGGTTGATACTGACGGTGGGATTATCAAGGTACAGCAACTTGAATCACAGAGCGCTGACTTCCTGCCTTTGATGGACTTTGACCTATTAGACAAGGTGCTCAAGCGTAACGCAAATACAATTAACGCTACCCTTGGTCGCGCTTCAGGCAGAATATTTAACGCAGCAGACGTAGTACAGGACTTGTTTAAGGCTGGAGCTTTGCTTCGCCTTGGCTATACACAGCGTAACGCTATTGATTCACAGCTTCGTATCGCTGCATCCGTTGGTGCTATGGCATCTCTTCGTCACCTAGGTCCTGGTATCAAGAACATTGTTAATAATTCAGTACGAGTTCCAGCAAGATTGGTTGATAAGTACAGCCCTCTTGGAACCACTGCAACACTTGAGAAAGTTCAGAAAGCAAGCGTTGGAGTTATTCGTGAACTTGATGAATTAAAGACCAAGATTGGTGCAGCAGAAGCCAAGTTGTCTCTTGACCCAGAAGATGTAGATTTACTAGGTGAAGTAAACACACTTAAACTTCTTCAAGAAGAAAAACTTGCTGTGTATAACAGTTACGCAGAGGCTCTTAATAAGTCTAAAAAGGCACAGCCAAAAGACCGTATCGGTACTGGTACATTTGAAATAACAACATCTGATGGTCAGGTCTATGAAATAGACGATGCCTTTGGTGGGCCACTAGGTGATATGTTCCGTAAGATTGCCTCATCTGGTAACTCATTTGAACGTATGGTCGATAGCAATACTGATATGTACGCACGTAACCTAGCATCAAAGGGTATCGGTGCTGTTCGCCCTACAGATCCTGCTTACTTTGAACAGTGGGCACAGACACTACGTCAGCAGTTTGGTAACTCTGCTGTAGTAAAGAAACTCGTTAATGGCGAGACTATTGATGATATCGCTAAGTGGCTAAAGACTTCTCCAGAAGGACGTGACCTACGTAATCGTCTTTCAATACCTTCAGATGAAGCAGTTGAGTACGTTACAAGAATCAGCAACTTCTTTGATACATACTTACCGGTTTCCTCAAACTTGCGTAGCAAGTTAAGCGATATAACCGCAGAGGATTTGCGCGGTACATTTAAAGACCCAACTGACCTACCTATCATTCACGGACATCTACTTGAAGAGACATTCTTTAACAAGTCAGATAACGTAGTAAAGAAGTTTATTAACGGTGCGTTTAAGTTACTTGCAACTTTGCCAGAAGACACATTGGCACGCAACCCATTATACGTACATTTCTACCGCGAGGAAGCACGTCGTCGCGTAGATATTGTTGCAGGACTTAAGGGAGATAGAATATCATTTGAGGACCAGCAGAAGATTATGGCTGCAGCTCAAAAGTCTGCTCTTCGTGAGATGAAGAAGGTGCTCTTTAATATTGAGCGCAAGAGTAATCTTGCTATGGTTATGAAATACATTAACCCATTCTTCTCAGCACAGGAAAACTCTTACAAGACTTGGATGAAGTTTGCAGTAGCAAACCCTGCCATTGTTAATCGTGGTTATATGGTTTGGCAGGCTCCAAATGAAGCTGGCCTTGTCACAGATCAAGACGGCAATATTGTCCCACCTGGACAAACTTCAGGTAATGACACTATGTGGTTTAGCCTTCCAAAGGGATTAACACAAGCAGTCCCTGGATTAAAGTCACTTACTGAAATTGGAATTCCTAAAGCATCACTAGATATTATTTTCCAGGGTGGAATGGATGCCTTGTACAACAAGGGTAATCCAAATGTATTTAGCGATATATTCCCAACCGGTCCATACGTAGCAATCCCAGTTGCTGAGATTACAAAGAATCAACCTGATACAAGAGAAACTCTTAAGTGGTTGTTCCCATACGGATATCCAAAGGATGCAGCATCTGGCTTATTGCCAGCTTGGGTACAAAGATTCCAGACACGTGCAGCAGGTCAAGATGACCCACAGTTTGCTCGTACTTATCAACTTATCTGGAACACAGAACAAATGCGTGCAAAGCGCAATGGACGTGACCCAGTAAGCCCAGAGAAAGTCCTTAGAATGACAAAGGACTACTGGAATATGCGTGTTGCTGCAAACCTTATTATGCCGTTTGCCCCACGTTTTGATACTCCTTACAAGTACTACCTCGATAAGACACGTGAGTACAGACGTGTATACGGAATCAATGCAGACGCTAAGTTCCTAGAAGACTATCCAGAGTTCTTCTCATTTACATCTAGCCTTTCAAAGAATCCAACTGGTGTTCAATCATCAGTTGCTGCTACAAAAAACATTAAAAAGTATGACAAACTTATTGGCGAAGTAGTTGATATTGACCCTAAGTTAGTTGGTTTAATTGTTAACGATCCTTCCGGATACGAGTTCTCACAATCTGCATACGACTATCTTTACAAGAAGCGTGTGTCAGCAGATGCCCCTGATAGATTCCTTTCATCACAAAGCCCTGCTGAAGCACAGAAGAAGACTGATGCAGAAAAGGGTTGGATTCAGTACAACAAGTTTGCTGATGCGCTAGACACAGAACTTGCTGCTCGTGGACTAACATCCATTCAGCAAACAGGTGCGGAAGACTTGGCTATTATCAAGGCTGCATTTATCAATAAACTTGCAGTACAGACTGACGTTGATGGAAAGCCTATGTTTGATAAGAAGTCTGGCGAGTATGTACGCACAGCTTGGTATGACGATTACCTTGACTCAGACGGGTCAAAGACTAACCGAGTCATAGCAGGTTTAAGCAAGATTCTTACTGATCCAGATTTTATCAAGAACAATAAAAATAATACAACTTGGAAGTCAGTTGACAGATATCTTGAGTTTAGAAAAGTTATCGCAAAAGAACTTCTTACTAGAGAAGCAAAGTCAATCGAAGCAAAGTCCAATGCTGATTTAAGAATCATATTTGATGGCTTTATCAATAAGTTAAAGCGTGACGATAAATTAGGTTTTGCTTATATCCACGATAGATTCTTGTCACAAGACCTAGTAGTAGATAAGCAGCTTACACCAAAGGAAGTTAAATAATGGCAGATTTTTACGATGCTCTTGTCAAAGATGGTTCCATAACACAGGAACAGGCAGACGCTGCTCGTGCTGCTAGAAATCAGGGAACTGCTGGCAAGACACCTAAGCCACCTAAGTCTGGTACTTTCACACGTACTTATGTAAGTAATAACATACCTGCCGATACTACACTTGCAGATACAGTTAATAAGACATTCCAGAAGTACTATGGCCGTGACGCTTCTCAGACAGAGTTAACAACCTGGATACCTCAACTTAAGAACAAGTACAAGTCTAAGACAGGTGCTTCTAAGAGCACAGTCAAAGAGACTTACAAGAATGGCGTTCTAGTAGATACCTCGTATCTTACCGCCGATAATGAAGATCCTTCAATCTTTCTTGAGACTACTATTAAATCTCAGTTGGCCGCAGGAGTACAAGAACTTAATGAGCTTGCGATTCCGGAAGGTCCTTCTGGTAAGTACTTCGTAGCAGTAAAGAGACTTGCCTCTGATAACGGCATTATGCTTTCAGATTCAGCAGCTAAGTCATACGCCAATAATATTGTTGCTGGAGTTGTAGATGAGAACACAGTTTTCAATACAATTCGTGAAAGTGCTGCACAAGCCTTCCCATCTTTAGCGGATAAGATTAAAGCAGGTCTTGACCTTAAGACACTAGCAGATCCTTATATCCAGTCTATGAGCAATATCCTTGAAATACCAGACACAGCCATTGACCTCTTTGACCCAAAGATTCGTAACGCTATGGCTTATACTCTTCCAGATGGCAAGGTTGGAACTAAGTCTATCTATGACTTTGAAAAAGAATTACGTCAAGATGACCGTTGGCAGTACACAAATAAGGCACGGGAACAAGCAGCATCTGTTGCTACTACCGTCCTCCGAGACTTCGGATTTATGGGGTAACAATGGCTAAGAAAAAATTAGAACCAACAGTTACTATTGGTGGAGCACCGGCTGGATATAAGCCTGCTACAACACTTCAACCAACTGTAACTATTGGCGGTGCGCCTGCAAGTTATCAACCTACAGCAACACCTAATTACATTACCGGAGAGAACGTTCCTGGGGTAAAGACAACACCTAAAGTTACTGAAGAAACTAAAGCTACAAAGGAAACAATATCGGCTACTCCAGTAATTCCTAATTCTGGTCTTAACGCCGATGAAGTTCAGACTCTTATAAAGAGTTATACTTCTGATGTACTTAATAGAATGAGCCAAGAGGAAAAGACTGCAGAGCGCCTTAGCGCTTACAACATCCTTCGTATGGAGTTTGAGCAGTATGGCTTAGGGTCTTTAGTTACAGACATCAAGAATCTACTTATTAACGATACTCCAGTATCTGAGTTTGGTCTACGCTTGCGTGGAACTGATGCTTACAAGGATCGCTTTAAGGCTAACGAAGCACGCATTGCTGCGGGTCTTTCAGCCCTTAGCCCTGCTGAGTATGTAGCACTAGAGGACCAGTACCAGAATGTTATGCGTAACTATGGACTTCCTGCTACCTATTACACAAAGGATAAGACAGGCAAGCAAGCTGGATTCGAGAAGTTTATTGCTGGAGATGTATCTGCTACAGAGTTAGAAGACAGAATCTCTACAGCACAGAAGCGCGTTATTAACGCCAACCCAGAGGTATCTAGTGCTCTTAAGGCATTCTACCCAGACATTAACAATGGCGATATCTTGGCTTACGCACTAGATCCATCACAGGGTCTTGAAGGAATTAAGCGCAAGGTAACAGCTGCTGAAATCGGTGGCGCTGCTATGGCACAGAACTTGTCAACAACAGCAGCACGTGCAATGGAACTTGCTGGTTATGGAGTTACTAAGGAACAAGCACAACAGGGCTATCAGACAGTAGCCGGTGTTGCCCCACGTGGAGCACAACTTGCTGAGATTTATGGTCAGTCACCATACGGACAGACAGAAGCAGAACAAGAAGTATTTGGTCTTGCGGGTTCTGAGGCAGCATCTGCTCGCCGTAAGAAACTAACAGGACTTGAAAAGGCTGCATTCTCTGGTACTACCGGAGCAGCAGCAGGAGCACTTGGCCGAGAAAGAGCAATGGGCCAAGGCCAAATATAAATAGACCTGCCTTGGACCTACCGGCCCCAAGGAGTGTTTTAAGACCGGTAGTTAGAGCCATACCGTTTCCCCAGACGAATATGAGGCTAACGACAATTCAACTAACGAATAGGGAGAAGGACCACTATGTCCAATTACGACTACGAGGATGAAGACGACGACATCACCACCAATGGTGATAACCAATCGAATGACCTTGTTAAACAACTACGCAAAGCAGCTAAGCAGAAGGACAAAGAACTTGCGGAACTCCGCGATAAGTTTGATGGACTAAGCAAGGCTCAACGCGAGAGATCCATCAAGGATGCCCTCGAACGTCGAGGAGTAAATCAGAAGATTTCTGCATTTATTCCACAGGACATTGACCCAACTGAGGAGTCTGTGTCTAAGTGGCTTGAGGACTATGCCGATGTATTCGGTATTGACCTTGGCCAGAACCAAACTACGAATGTAGATCCAGCTGATATTGCTGCATACAAGAAGATGACTGGTACTGCTGATGCAGGACTGTCACCAGAACGAGGCGCAGACGTGATGTCCCGTCTTATGAATGCAAATAGCAAAGATGAGTTGGATGAGATTATTCGTCAGTCTGGACTTTAACTCAACCCAAACAACGAAAGGTAGCGCCTAATGGCAATTCCATCAGGTTCCCTAACCGGAACATCGGACATTAGCAACCTCGTCAAAACCGCATACGACCAATATGTTCGTATGGCTCTCCGTAGCATCCCGGTAATGCGTGCGATTGCAGATGTCAAGCCAGTACAACAGGCAATGCCAGGTTCATCAGTTGTATTCTCAATCTATTCAGATCTAGCTCAGGCTACATCTACATTGACAGAAACATCAGATGTATCAAGCATTGCACTAGGTAACCCAAACCAGGTTACAGTAACACTGAACGAATACGGTTCAGCAGTTACAACAACAAAGAAGCTAAACCTAACTTCTTTCAACGATGTAGACTCAGCACTTGCTGACATCATCGCTTACAACTCAGCAGACTCTATTGATGCTGTAGTTGCTGGAGTTCTTACAGGTGGCTCAAACGTCATCTACGCAGGAACTGCAACAACAACCAACACCATCACATCTTCAATGACAATGGCTGTTGCTGATATCCGTGAGGCTGTAACACAGCTTCGCACAAACAAGGCTGTGCCACGTATCAATGACTTGTACGCTGCATACCTCCACCCACGTCAGGCAGCTGACCTCCGTGCTGAATCAGGCACAGGCGGCTTCCAGGCGCTCACACAGTACGTTGACCGCACACCATTCGTGGCTGGTGCAGTTGGCGTAATCGAAGGTGCGTTTGTAGTTGAGACACCACGTGTCCCATTCGCTGCAAACTCAGGATCAGTTAACGTCTACAAGGCTGTTATCGCTGGTCGTGAAGCACTTGCTGAAGCACAGGGTCAGGACATCTCTACCGTTATCGGACCAGAGATTGACGCACTCCGTCGTTTCCGTACCATCGGTTGGTACTATATGGGTGGCTTTGCACGCCTCCGTGAAGCAGCACTCTATCGTATTGAGTCAGCAGCTTCAATCAACTAAGTGCAACGGTGGGGGGCAGGGAAACCTGCCCTTCATCACTTAAGAAGGGAAGATGAATGCCGTATAACTTGGTAACTCCTTGGGAGAACGAAACCTGGTGTGACAGTACATACTTTAATACGTATGCACGTTTGGCAGGACGACCACTTGCTGGTGGTTCTTATACTGGAGCTGTGCCATCTTTTCTTACAGATGTTCCACGTGGTGTAACACTTCTAGTAAACGGTACAACCGTTACTGAAAGCAGAACTCCATATCAGGATGACTTAGCAAATGCTGACACCTATTATCTAGGTGGCCACGCCTATACGCTATCTGATGCAGAAGCGCAGATCCTAATAGATGCTGGTTACAGCGAATATCTAACACCGGTGGCTTAATGGCAAAGCATTGGGAAGTACATCCAGAAGAAGTAGCAGGTTGCTTCGGATGCAAGGCTATGGGCCTTCAGATGAATACAGGTGCAGCAAGCAGTCGTGGTATACCCACTGCCAAGCAGCACGATAAAGAGTTGGGTGCGTATTACGACGCAGTTCGACAAGGCATTGAACCTCGTTCAACGAGACAGCCTGATATTGATGCAGCAGTAAGAATCAGTAATGAAGGCGGCAAGGCCTTTGACGGAATCAACCTAACATACAAGGAGTAAAAAATGAAGGAAGAAGCATACGCTAAAGAAAACGGCAAAGCGTTTGAATATGTCAAGAACGTTGAAGAAGTAGAAGCCTATCCTCTAGCAGACAAGCAGTTTGCATCTAACCGTAAGTATATGACATACGAGTCAATCTCTACTGGCGTCGGTGGTAAGAAGTAATGTGTGCTAAGTGCGGATGTAAGTGCAAGGCAGGTAAGCCACAAAAGGGCTGCAAGTGCAGCTGTGCAACTTGCAAGAATGCTAGGAAGAAGTAATGAAGAAGGCTAAAGGCGCTAAGAAAGTTGCCAAGGTTATGCGCGAGTTTAAAGCTGGCACACTTCATTCAGGTAGCAAGGGTCCAGTAGTCAAGAACAAAAAGCAGGCTATTGCTATCGCTCTTTCTGAGGCAAAGATGTCTAAGAAGAAAATGGGCAAGAAGAAGTAAATGGCCAAGGATCCACGCTTAGAACGTGCAGGTGTAGAAGGCTTTAACAAGCCTAAGCGCACACCTAGCCATCCAACTAAATCACACGTTGTCGTTGCAAAAGAAGGCGACAAGGTAAAGACAATCCGCTTTGGTCAGCAAGGCGTCACTGGCGATAAGAAGCCAACAGCAAGACAAGCATCATTTAAAGCACGTCACGCAAAGAACATTGCCAAGGGCAAGATGAGTGCGGCGTACTGGGCAGATAAGGTGAAGTGGTGAAGAAGAAAGCATTTTGGGATACAAAGAATCCTAAGAAAACATCTAAGACATTAACACCTGCTCAAAAGGCTGCAGCTAAGGCTAAGGCAAAAGCAGCAGGGCGACCATATCCAAACTTGGTCGATAACGCAGCAGTATCTAAAAAGAAGAAGTGAGGTAGACGGTGCCAACAGGTAACGCAGGATCAACTCTGGTAGCAGAATTAAATAGACTAGCCAATGGTGGCACCTATCCTCCAATTACTTCTTATCTTGATGAGGCAGGCGCAGCCCGTGCTTGGGCTGCAGCACGCTCTGTAACTATTTACCATACAGATACAGTAGGAGTTCTTAATGACATTGCGGGTATCCCGGATGGTGCGGATGGGCGCCTTGACTACACTGGTATATGTAATTACCTCGCTGGTACTACTGGCCTTACTGCAAACGCAGCACTCCAAAGTATTGATGAAGGTGCTTGATGAGTGCGACGTTTAACCTAACGCTTGAACAAGCGACTACATTTAATTTTCAGTTCCAGATTAAGAACGACTCAACACCTTGGAACTTAACAGGCTACACAGGCACAATGACTGTACGCCCATTTACTGGGTCAACTAGCACAACTTTAACTGCAACACTTGCTAATGGTTATATGACATTCGATGTTCTAGTAGGAAGAGTCACCGTTAACTTCCCTGCAACCATTACAGATATCACACCAGGTCGCTATGTCTATGACCTAGTACTGACATCAGGTGTGACAGTAACTCGTATTCTTGAAGGACAATTCACAGTGACACCAGGGGTGACGGTCTAATGCCAACAATTATTGTCGTAGAGTCAATCACTCCACAAGTATCAGTAACTTTTTCTGCAGACCAAGGACCGCAAGGCGGTCAAGGTGCAACAGGACCAACAGGTGCAGCTGGACCTACCGGTCCAATCGGTGCGACAGGTGCAACAGGAGCGACAGGAGCAACAGGTGCTACAGGATCTACTGGTTCTACTGGTGCCACTGGCCCTACTGGGGACACTGGCCCTACTGGTCCGACTGGAGCTACAGGTAGCACAGGTGCGACAGGAGCAACTGGACCTACTGGCGCAACTGGACCCACTGGAAGTACGGGCGCTACAGGTGCTACAGGAGCTACGGGAGCACAAGGCCCGACGGGACCAACTGGTAACACTGGAGCCACAGGACCTACAGGATCTGTAGGACCAACAGGTGCAACTGGGGCCACAGGCCCTACTGGTGCAACAGGTAGCACAGGTGCTACAGGGCCAACCGGAGCAACCGGTGCTACAGGTGCGACAGGACCGACCGGAGATACCGGTCCTACGGGTCCTACAGGCCCTACAGGGGCCGATTCAACAGTACCTGGTCCAACAGGACCAGCAGGAGCAACAGGCCCTACAGGAGCCACAGGAGCGCAGGGTGCAACAGGAGCGACTGGACCTACGGGTCCTACAGGAGATACAGGACCAACGGGAGCAACAGGCCCTACTGGACCTACCGGAGCTACTGGCGCAACTGGACCAACTGGTCCCACCGGAGCAACTGGAAACAACCTAACAGGATTTAATACTCAGACTGGTACAACCTACACATTGGTTATCGGTGATAAGGACAAGATTGTTACTTGCAATAACGCATCAGCGATTACAGTAACAGTGCCACCGTCAGTCTTTAGTGCTAACGACATAGTCAGCGTGGCCCAGTATGGAGCAGGTCAAGTTACCTTTGCTCAAGGATCTGGAGTAACCATTCTTTCAACAGGTGCTACAACTACAGCGCCAAAGCTGCGTACTAATAAATCAGCAGCCAGCGTTATCTGTACAGCATCTAACACCTTCCTTATCGTAGGTGACATAGCGTAAGTTTGCTATACTGTCAAGATGAAAATAGCCATCTATACAATCAGCAAGAATGAGGAAAAACACGTTGAGCGCTGGTACAACTCCACAAAGGAAGCTGACTACCACCTGCTCGCAGATACAGGATCAACAGACAGAACAGTTGAAATTGCTAGAAGTCTTGGTATTACTGTCTTTGAAATATCTGTCGTACCCTTTAGGTTTGATGACGCGAGAAATGCGTCGTTAGCGTTATTACCGCCAGACTTTGATTACTGCATTGCACTAGATGTAGATGAAGTACTCACACCTGGTTGGCGACAGGCGCTAGAAGCACCCCTTGCTGCAGGTATTGATAGACCTTCGTATAGAAGAATCGAAGCGTTCCACGAAGACGGAAGTGTTGCTTCAGAGTTTGATGGCTTTAAGGTACACCGCAGACAAGGTATTAGGTGGAAGTACCCAATCCACGAAGTACCAGAATGGTACAAAGAAGAACCTGAAGTTAAAGGTCGCATTGAAGGTTTTGAAACGCACCACTTGCAGGATAAGACAAAGTCTAGGGCGCAGTACTTAACGCTACTAGAGGCTGCAGTGCGTGAGAATCCAGATGCTAGAAACTTGTACTACCTTGGTAGAGAACAGTCCTACCACAACCAGTTGAAAGAATCTACTGAGTCACTGAAGAAGTACTTAGAGTTAAGTATCTTTCCAGAAGAGCGTAGCGCAGCTTGTCGAATCTTATCTAAGTCAGACCCAAAAAATGCTGAAGAGTGGTTGACAAGAGGTACTGAAGAGTATCCGTGCAGAGAATCAATACTAGGTCTTGCTAACTATTACTACGTAAACCAAGAGTGGGATGCGTGCTTATTAGTAGCAAAAAAGGCTTTGGAGTATGACAAGAAGCCTATGTCCTTTTTGTCTGAGTCTTGGGCGTGGGGATCAATGGCCGATGACCTGATTGCAATTAGCAGTTGGCAACTTGGAGATTTTGAAACAGCAGTAAAGCACGGAACTAAAGCAGTAGAGATAAACCCAAATGATGAACGCTTGGTTAAAAACCTTGAGTTCTATAAGGAGAAACTAGATGGCAACCCTTAACGATATCATCAGTGAGATTCGTTCTTCACTCGCAGGTTTTACCTTGCGACAAGATCGTATTACTTACTTGACGAGCGCTTTAAATACTACAGATACTGCTATCCAGATTGGCTCATCAGCCAACCTTGCTAAGGGTATTATCGAAATTGATGATGAACTCATCTGGGTTGATAACTTTACACAATCAAGCAACACAATGAACGCGGCTCCTGGGTTTGGTCGCGGATATCAGGGAACCTCAGCTGCTCCACACGCGGTTAATTCACAAGTAATTCTTACTCCATCATTCCCACGTACCAACATCCAGCAGGCAATCAACGACACAATCAACTCTGTCTATCCTAAGCTCTGGGCTGTTTACTCAACTACATTTACTTTTAACGCAAGCCAGACAACATACGCGCTACCAGATGATGCAGACAATATCCTGTATATGTCTTGGCAGACTACTGGTTCAAGCCGTGAGTGGTTGCCTATCAACCGTTGGCGTCAAGACCTTATGGCTAACGTTGCAACATTTAATACACAGAAGACTATTAACATCTATGAGAACATCCAGCCTGGTAGAACAGTACAGGTTTGGTATATGGCAAAGCCACAGACTATGACAAGTGGCACCGATGACTTCAGCGCAGTAACTGGTCTACCAGAATCCTGTAGAGATGTCATTGTCTATGGCGCAGCATATCGTCTGCTCTCCTTCGTAGACCCAGGTCGTATCAACTTGACATCAGCTGAAGCGGATCTTGCAGATAGCAAGGTGCCAGGAGCAGCCGGTGGTAATGCTTCTCGTTACATCTATGCACTCTACAACCAGAGACTGCAGGATGAATCACTCAAACTTACAAACATCTACCCAGTGCGTTTACACTACACGAAGTGAGGAATAGCAAGTGACAAGAAAATATAGTTCAACTTCGGTTGCCACAACATTAGCGGCAGGTGTTAACAGTTCTGCCTTGAGCATCACGGTAGCATCTGGTACGGGTGCAGCACTTATGGGCGGTGTGACGTTATCACCAGGTAACGTAGATACCTTCGCTGTCGCACTTGACTATGACACCATCAACGAGGAAATCGTTTGGGTCACCAACATCTCTGGAGATGTACTTACTATTGACCGCGCTGAGGCTGGTACTACAGCAATCGCACATACAGCTGGCGCATCTGTAAAGCACGTCTTTACTGGAGATGACGCAACCTTCTTCACAGCAGGAGTTGCTACAGCAGATGCTGCAATCCCTGAGGCTATTGTGACAGCAAAGGGTGACCTGCTTGTAGCGCAGACAAGTGCAACTGTAGACAACCTAGCGGTTGGAACTAACGGTCAGGTACTGACAGTAGATAGCACACAGACACTTGGTGTTAAGTGGTCTACACCTGCTACAACAGATCTTACATTCAACGCACAGACCGGTACAACGTATCAGTTGGTAATCGGTGACCTTAACAAGTTGGTTACCTTAAGCAACGCTAGCGCTATTACCTTAACTGTACCTAACGGTACCTTCACAGCAGGACAGCAGATTAACGTACAGCAGATTGGTGCAGGACAGGTCACTATCGTCAGCGATGGAACTACAGTGCTGACATCAACCGGTGCTACATCTACTGCTCCTAAACTGCGAGCGCAGTACTCAGCTGCAACAATTATCTGTACCTCAAGCAACAACTTTACAGTCGTGGGGGACCTAAGTTAATGTCACCAATTCTAGGAATCTGGGCATCCCAGATATCAGGACACCTTTGGGCACCTGCCGGTGCCTATGATGCTTTGGGTACGCTGACATTGTCTGCAAATGCAACAAGCGTAACTATTTCTGGCATTCCGACTGGATATAAGCATTTGCAAATTAGAGCAAACGTTCTTACTAGTCATCCAAATAACGATTTAGGAGTTCGTTTTAATGATGACTCTGCAGGGAATTACAACACTCATACACTTTACGGTTCAGGCAGCGTAGCAGGTTCTTTAGCTATATCAAACTCAACTTTCTTGGGAGCCGCTTTTAGCCAGCCAAGTGATTATCCTGGATCATTTGTTATGGATGTCCTTGATTATTCTAGTAGTAATAAATTTAAAACTACTCGTTCGTTGTGGGGTCACGATAGAAATGGTGGCAGTGGATACGTTGGTTTATATTCAGGCGCTTGGCGTTCCACTTCAACAATTACTTCAATTACTTTTTATAATACATTTAGCGGTTCAACAATCAATACAAATACGCAATTCGCCTTGTACGGCGTAAAGTAGAGGAGAGACGATGGCTACCAATACATACGTTGCACTTGATAAAGTAACAGTAGGAACTGCTACTGGAACCATCTCGTTTAACTCTATTCCACAAGGGTACACAGATTTAATTATTGTTGCTAAATATGGAACATCAGGTTCTGGTAACTCTATGGGTATGCGTTTTAATGGAGATACTGGAAGTAACTACTCAATCACTACGCTTTATGGCACTGGTTCAAGCGCCCTTAGCGATAGAGCATCCAATCAATCTTATTCTCTTTTTGCGTACAACATTACTTCATCAAGCTCTTCAACTCTTGATACACAAACAATCTTAAATATACAAAACTATTCAAATACAACTACTAACAAAACTGTTTTAGAAAGAACTGCATCTATAGGTAGCGCTTATCCAGGAACAGAAGCAGGAGTTACTCTTTGGAGAAACACCGCAGCAATTACTAGCTTGCAACTTATATCTATTGGTTACACTTTCCAAACAGGCTCCACATTCTCGTTGTACGGCATCGCTGCAGCTTCAGTCGGAGCCAAGGCAACTGGTGGAACTGTCTACTCAGATGACCAGTACTACTACCACGTCTTCGGATCAACCGGTACATTTACTCCGTTGCAATCACTGAGCGTTGATGCTCTTGTAATTGCAGGTGGCGGTGGTGGCGGTGGCTCTGCATCTGGTGGTTACAATGGTGGTGGCGGTGGTGGAGCCGGTGGTCTTCTTGGTCTTACATCTCAATCATTATCAGCAACTGGTTACACAGTAACCGTTGGTGGCGGTGGAGCAGGTGGCAACCCAGGAATTGGAACACAAGGTTCAAGTTCAGTATTTAATAGCAACACTGCAATCGGTGGCGGTTACGGCGCAGCACAAGCTGCAAACACAGTTGGTGGCAACGGTGGCTCAGGTGGTGGTGCATCGCAATACGGTTCAACATCTAGCGGTGGAACTGCAACATCAGGTCAAGGCTTTGCTGGTGGTTCATCTAATGGACAAGCAGGCGGTGGTGGTGGCGCAGGAGCCGCTGGTACTAACGGAGTGAACTCAACATCAACATACGGTGTTGGTGGTGTTGGCTCTACAACTTATTCAACGTGGGGTCTTGCAACTGGCTTTGGTCAGAATGTTTCTGGAACTGTTTACTTCGCAGGTGGTGGTGGCGGTGGTAAGTACTTTGATGCAGGCGCAGGTCCATTAGGTGGATTAGGTGGCGGTGGCAATGGTGCCGCTAAAGAAACTTCATCAACAGGTACTGGTACTGCTAACACAGGCGGTGGTGGTGGTGGTGCAGGTGGTAGCGCAGGTTCAAACCTTTCAGGCGCAGCTGGTGGATCCGGCGTAGTTATAGTTCGTTACTTGAAGGCTTAAGGGAGATTAACTAATGCCAGCTAACTACATTCTTTTAGAGCGCATTGAACTCAATGCCTCAGCAGCAAGCGTCACATTCTCCAACATCCCACAATCGGGCTATACCGATTTGAAGGTTGTTATGTCTGCTCGTATTACTCGTTCAGGTTTTCCAACAGATATTATGAATGTATCGTTCAACGGCACAAGCACAAACGAGTCTAGCCGAAGAATGGAAGGTAATGGCTCAAGTGCTTCATCTGCATCTAACTCATTGCTTCTTGCATATCAAGCATCTTCAACAGATGCAACAGCAAATACATTTGGTAACGCTGAGTTCTATATTCCTAACTACACCAGTAGTAATTACAAGTCAGCATCTAATGATGGTGTTTCAGAGAACAATGGAACAACTGCTTATGCTGGTTTTGCTGCCAACTTATGGAGCAATACAGCAGCAATTACAAGCATTACATTTACACCCGACGCCGGTTCTGATTTTGTTCAATATAGTTCCTTCTCGCTATACGGCCTAGCAGCAGTAGGCACAACGCCTGTGATTGCTCCAAAGGCAAGCGGTGGAAACATCATCAATGATGGTACTTACTGGTACCACACCTTTACTTCAACCGGTGCTTTCGTACCGCAGACAGGACTATCTTGTGACGTACTTGTAGTTGCTGGCGGTGGTGGTGCCTCACGTGGTGGTGGCGGTGCAGGTGGAGTTGCTTACTACGCAACTCAATCACTAACAACAACTAGTTATACTTGCACAATCGGCGCAGGTGGTGCTGGTTCCACAGACAGCGAAGGCTCAAACGCTGCAAAAGGAACATCAGGTGTTAACTCAAGTTTTACTGGTCTTACTGCAGCAGTCGGTGGCGGTGGAGCAGGTGCCGATTATTCAACAGTTAATAACGGATTAAATGGTGGTTCTGGTGGTGGTTCAGGTTATGGACGACCAAGCTCTGATACACGTGCAACAGGCACAGCAGGACAAGGCAGTAGCGGTGGTTTAGCTCTTTCAGATTCCACAACATATACATCCGGTGGTGGTGGCGGTGGCGCTGGCGCACAAGGCGGAGACGTTAATAGCGGTTCTAAAACAGGTGGAGTTGGTGGAGTAGGTGTATCTACTTATTCATCTTGGGGAACAGCAACTGGTATCGGAGAAAATGTATCAGGCACTTATTACTTTGGTGGTGGCGGTGGTGGCGGTGGTAACACTTACGCTGGCGGTGCTGGTGGTTACGGTGGTGGTGGTGCAGGCAAGAACACAGGATCTTCTAACAACGGTTTGACTAATACCGGTGGCGGTGGTGGCGGTAACGCCGATGGTGTTACTTGCGGTCAAGGCGGTTCAGGCGTAGTAATTATTAGATATCCAATAGCGTAAAGGAAAACAAATGGCTCACGCAGCAGAAGTAGATAGCAACAACACAGTCGTTCGTGTACTTGTAGTACCGGATGAGCAGGAACACCGTATCCAAGATTACTTGGCTAACGAGTTGGGACTTGGTGGTACTTGGGTACAGACCAGTTACAACGCACGCATCCGTAAGAACTATGCAGGTATCGGTTATACATACGATGCAGCACGCGATGCCTTCATCGCACCTAAGCCAGAGTGCCACGACACCGTGACCTTTGACGAAGAAACTTGCACCTGGTCTTGTCCAGATGCTTCACACGTAATCATCATAGGAGAAGAAACAAATGGCTGATAAGAAACTGATCGTAGACCTTGCTAAGGGAACACAGACTTATGTGGACCTAACACCAGAAGAGATTGAACAGCGTGCAGTAGATGCACAGGCTGCAGAGATTGAGCGAGCAGAGCGTGAAGCAGCGCAGGCTGCTAAGGCTGATGCAAAGTTATCAGCACAGGCAAAGCTCGCAGCCCTCGGTCTTACCGGTGAAGAAGTAGCAGCTCTTACAGAGTAATGCTTGAAGAGTTAGTCCCTATCCGTAGGGATATAGATGATGCAGTAGACGAAGTATTGATTCAACCATTTTAAGGAGAAGTAATGGCCTACGGAAGTGACATCAGTGAACGCATACCAACGGTCCTGTCAAACCCTGCTGGTAGTACAACCTATACACCTACAGGGTACTCCTACGATGTTGCCATCGCTGGTCTACCATTCTTCATCTCACCTTTAGATGACTCACCTTATCGTCGTGTAACAGCCCAGTATCGTAAGAATCAGTTTGATACTAGCCGTGAGCCAGGTGAGCAGACGCTCACCGGTTGGTGGCTACGTTCACAGTCATCATTCCACTTTGGTCAAGGCATTAAGTTCTTTGAGCCAGCACAGGATGAGTCACTTCGTTTCCAGTACACAGAGTCTAAAGGCTTAGATGTATGGACTAAGGGACAGGCAACACTTCTTCCAGCCTGCGATAACCAGCACATTACAACCGGTGGCATTAGAACAGATGGTCGCCCTTGGCAGATTATGCGATCTATCCAATGGACTAAGAACAGCAATACTTACGACGGCGTACTGCTATCTGATGAGTACGACGTAGATAAGGTATTTCCTGCCATCACCGTCTCTATTAACAACAAGGCTTTGACTAGCAACGTAGCTACACTGACTACAACTGCAGCACACGGCCTATCTACTGGTATGGAAATTACTATCAGTGGGGTAGATGCTACTTTCAATGGTGAGTACCGCATTACAGGCGTACCAACTACAACTACCTTTACCTATGCTAAGACTGCAGCTAACGTAACATCAACTGCAGTATCTCCAGTAGGTACTGGAGTAGCAGAGATTATCCACTTCATTGACTACAACACAGGAACTGACTATCCAGTACACGCTCTCTGTGATGATGGCGTCTATGCCTACTGGGTTACTAACGTACTCAACGCTGGAACTCCAAGACTAAGAGTCTATAAGAAGTTGCTATCTGATGATGCTTCTGTATCACCTACCCTGATGATTACCGATAACGGTATTACTGTAGCTAATGCGGTAATGGAGTACACCAAAGAACGTATCGTTATGTGCGTCAATGACAAGGTGTACGAGTTTGCTACAACTGCAACAACACTACCTACTGCGGTCTATTCACACAACGATCCAGACCACATCTTTACTAGCATCACCTCAAGCGGTGCTGCAATCTATATTGCTGGCTACTCAGGTATCCAATCTAATATCTACAAGTTCACCCTTGAGACAACAGGTGCTATGCCTACCCTGTCATCTGCTATTACTGCAGCTGAACTACCGGTAGGAGAGCGCTGCTTTAAGATTAGTTACTATCTTGGCTATATGGCTATCGGTACATCTAAGGGTATGCGAGTAGCACAGACATCAGACCAAGATGGCTCTATTGCCTATGGCCCACTACTCTTTGAGTCAACACAACCAGTCTATGACTTTGCCTTCCGTGATAAGTACATCTGGGCTACTACTGGCGTAGATGGACAGGTAGGACTTACTCGCGTCAACCTTGGCACAGAGATTAGCCAGTTGGTATTTGCCTATGCGTGGGACTTGTACGATCCAGATGACACACTAGGACACTACACAACTACCTGTTCCTTTATGGGAGACACAGACCGCCTTGCATTCTGCAACGCTGGTAACGGCTCAGATGGAACTATCTATATCCAGTCAGCAGATGAACTACTACCTGATGGATATATCCGTACAGGCTTTATCCGCTATAACACTCTTGAGAATAAAATCTTTAAGTTGGTACA